AGTGATTAATTATTCTACTAAAGATAGGGGGATGTGTAGCGTTTGTCCCCCTATTTTACTTTATTCTATGGAAGGTCTGGTTGAGTGAATGTTGTAAGCCAATGAAGGCACGACTATCGGTGCTGGAGGTCTGTACAATACAACAAGGTGGGTACAGCCACCTAATGAAGGGTTCGATTCCCTTCCCTTCCATCTTTTAATTAGATAAGGAGAACCAAAATGCAAACACGTTTAAGATTTATTTGTAAAGAAGGTAGGAAGTGGAAAGTTCAACATTCTGATGGACAGACTACATACCACAGAACTTTAAAAGCTGCTAAAGCTTACAAACATATAATACTGGTTATTGATCCTTTTGTGGAGAACCAAAATGGATAGTAACTACATTAAACATGAAGTAGTTGCAGATATGGAGTATGCTTTAAAATGTTTTATGGACAAACTAAGAATACTTGAAGCATTAGATAAAGATGTATCTTCTTCAGGATCATATGACTTATATGATTATCTTAAAACTTTAAACAATGGATATGAAACTTTAGTAGATTGTCTTAATAGGGCTGGTAAAATTATACCTTATCAGGAAGAGAAATAAAATGGAAACACCAACCGCCTACGCTGCCATTCGCACACGCTTCTTTGGACCGACTAACACGAAGGGTGCTCGCATTATAGCCAACCGTTCTGCTACAGGTTGTCCCTTCAATTTGGCGGAGCGAATTACAAAGCATTATGATTACGAACTGGATGCCTTGAACAACCACTATGAAGCAGCAGCCTTGTTTCTTGCCAAGTACAATCAATTTAAGACACCTACGATCAATAAAGAAGGACTATGCTTCGATAATGACTACTACTGGACGTGGCGTACATAACCATAACAGAATGGAGTAATTTTAAATGAGACATCAATCATATCTAATAATTATGTTTCTAATATTAGTATGCTTAGTAATATTAATAACTCCTGCGTATGCTTCAGAAGAATTGAATGACAATGAGTATACAGAAAGAAAGTGTCTAGTAGAGGCTATCTATTTTGAGGGAAGATCTGAGTCAGTGTTAGCACAGCTTGCAATAGCTAATGTAATCTTAGAAAGAGTAAAACAACCTGCTTTCCCTGACACAGTTTGTAAAGTAGTAAGAGCAGGAAGATATTATAAAGGTAATCCTATAAGAAATAAGTGTGCATTCTCTTATTGGTGTGATGGTAAGTCAGAGAAAATGTATAATAAAAATGCTAAAGAAATAGCTATAGAAGTAGCAACTATGGCTGTAAAAGGCGTCTTAGTTGACAGTACTATGTATGCTACACATTACCATGCTACCTACGTTTATCCTTACTGGGCTAGACACCATACCTTTGAGATAATCGGTCAGTTAGGCTTTCATATTTTCTATATACAACACTGAGGTAAATAATAAGTATGAAATTAACTAAAGAACAAATGATATTATTACAAGAATGGGAACAATTAAATTGGCTCATTAATCGTTTTAATATGGATGTTGAACATGCTCTTGATACTATGATTAGATATAAGCAAGACATGACTTTCCTTATTGACTACGTTGATCGGCATCGCCCCCTCTCTTGAGGGGCGTTGCCTTTCTTTATCATCTTTCAATGGAGAATCAAATGTTTACTACTAAATTAGAATCCGAACTAGAAGTTGTTAGCTCTATTTTGTTAGTTAAACCTACTAATAAATTATATTATGCTTTGAAAACTATTGAAGCTAATAGAAATATTCTTCCCGATAGTATAAAAGAACTTAAGAATTCTATTATAGAAAATAATGCACTACGTCTAGTGCCATTGTTAATAGATAGTAACTATTATATTATTGATGGACAAACAAGATATGAAGCAGCTAAAGAATTAAACTATCCTTTTTATATACAAATGATTGGTAGTAATTCTTATACAATGCAAGATTTAATATCTATTAATACAACACAAAAGAATTGGAAATTGTTTGATTACCTTAATCATTATACAATAAGTAACAGTCCTGAATACCAAAAGTTTTCCGCAGTATATGAAACAAATAAGATTACTATGGGTGTATTAATAGCGATCTTTAATCAAGATTGGGTAAGAAAAAGAAAGTATTCTAAGGAATTTAAAGAAGGTAATCTAAAGTGTGATACTACAATATTAAACCATGTTAATGATACCCTATATAAAATAAGAAAGATTAGTAAAACACCCTTGAATCCTATGCTAGAAAAATCTACAATAAAAAATCAACACTTTCAACAAGCTATACTAGCACATCTACTGACAGAGACCTTTGATTTCATGGGTTTCATATCAAAAGTTGCTAAGTATCCTAATGAGTTTAATAAACTTAGAAAGACAAGTGATTTTATAGAGCATATAAAAGAAATTAATAACAGTCATAAATTATATTAAGATAGGGGACTATATAACAATGCGACATTCAAAAGAACTTATTACAGAGATTTTAGAACTCTGGCATAAAGGATGTAGTGCTAGAGACATATCTAAAGATCCTCTTATTATGCATATGTTTATGGAAAATTCTTTAACATCCAGAACCTTGACAAAAAATATAATTATAGGTATCATTAATAGAAATGGTGGTAGCTTTCAAAAAGGATTAAAGATATCAGAAGACTATGAACCTAAATCATTTCATAAATTAAATGATCAGATAAAACAATATAATTTAAAAGCAAAAATGCTAAGAGAAAAAAATAAATACAGAGAACGTAAGTGTTTAAAGTGTCAGGGAACATATCTATTACCTAAGAATATTTATTTCTGTGATCCTTGTACTAAGTTAAATAAAAAGTATATAGATACTTCAGGATATTCTGTTCATTTAAATACGGTATAACTTGGAAAAGTTCCCCCCTCTTGAGGGAACTTTCCCTTCATCTTTGGAGAATACTATGGCAATTCCTAAGTTTAAAACTAAAAAAGATATTCTTGATTATGCTTTAAATGGTACTGAGCCATTGGTACAACAGATTGTAAGGTATAAGATAGAACAATCAGGTGCGTCTTTAAATGTAGGTGAGGTTAATAATTATATTAAAAAGGAAATGATATCCTTTCAAAATGATTATGATGATTGGTTGGATTGTAATGGAATATGATTCAAAATCAATGTACATGCCTATCATGAGTCTTGAGGAATTTAAAAGTCTACAAGGAATGAAAGGTATTAAGTTATCTGTAACTGAATTTACTCAGGCATATCTAAACTATATGGAACATGCCAAAAGATTAAATGAAACAGGAAGGCATATGGGTGATGGCTAAAAAAATTGGTAGTACATACGATCCCTCAAGACATAGAATAAAAAAGAGAACTTCAATAGGACAAAGCTCAAGGTCTCGGCCTAAGAATAAAAGTAAAAGATTATCTTGGAAACGTACAAGAGGACAAGGTTAATGATTATAGATTATAGAGCAATGTTTGAGAGAGAAAAACGCTTCTGGGATTTACATGAGGAGATATGTAAAGAACTTATAGCCGATGGTATGCGTCCTGATAGAGCAGTTATATATGCTGATAAAGAAGCAACATCACGTATGGATAATGAACAAATTGAAAGTTATTAAGATGCCTACTTTTAATGTGAGTCAAGAATGTAATGAGTGTGAAGATGGTAAAGTCTATAGAGATATGGTTACGACAGTATCACATATATGTTTTTTTTGTGATGGTAATACTACAGTAGAACGTGAAGTTAATTATTATGATACAGAAGAGGAGGTAAGAGAAGATTACCCTGACGCACTACAAGTAACTAAACTAAATTCGGTTCGTCCCCTCTCTTGAGGGACGACCCTCATATCACAATATAAAAGGTAAGACAATGCAAATGTTTAATCACGATGAAATTGAATTCGAAGTAGAAAAATTTGTTATACCTGAAGTTCCTACAAATTTAGGTGTTGGATTACGTAGAAAAGATACTGGAAAAGTTCTTTCCATAGTCTCAGAAAACTATAATGTCATACAATATAAGGATATTGTTGACAAGCTTGAAGATGCTTTGACTCTTGCATCTCAAGATAGTTCTATTAATCTTGACTTAAATGAGACTAAGTTTGATATTAATGTTATAGATAATGGAGCCAAGCTGGAACTTAGAGCTAGATTTCATGGACAGAAAACATTTCTTAATGGTTCGACAGGATTCTTAGGGACTGGTGGTAATGATATGGTTGTACCAGAGTTTGTCTTTAGAACATCTCATGATAGAACATGGGCAAACAATGGTATGATGGGTATATGGCGTGCTAAATGTTGGAACACTCTAGTAGCAGGTAACAAACTTGCCTATGTATATGGAAGACATACTAAAAACTTTGATGTTCTAGGTTTTGCTGGAAAAATTGGTAGAGCTACACAGTATATCAGTGGTGAAGGTATGGATAAAATTAAAATGTGGTATGAGACACCTGTTAAACGTGATCAAGTTATAGAATTGTTTAAAAATACAGTAGCTAAACGTACTGATAATGTATCAAGAGAAAATGAAGGTAATAAAATTATGCTATCAAATCTAATGAAAATATTTGATGAAGAAAGTAGACACATCACTGGTCGAGGTGCTTACCAAAAGTATGGTACTAATACTGGAGGTACTCTATATAATATATACAACGCTGCTACTTACTGGTCTTCACATCCTTCCTTAATGACAGGTAAAAATGCTGGTACACTTTACGAAGGTTCTGACATTTCTGAGATACCTGAAAATAAAATAAAGATTAAAAATAGAGAGGATAGAGTTGTCAAGATGATTGAATCAAATGCTTGGAAGAATCTTGAAATGACCCTTGAAAATACCCAACCCCTAATGGCTCAAGCTATCTAAAAATAAATGAATTATCTTGTTGACTCTATTTTTTGGATATGCTATAAACCTTTAGTCATTAAACAGAAGGAAATAAAATGACTCTTATATCTGGTAAAGCTTATTGGGCATCTATCACTGCTCCCAATACTACGTTCGAACCTTGTTGGACAATCGATGTAACTCTCGATGAAGAAAACTATGAGAAAGTTATAGCTGATGGTGTACCTGTTAAAAATAAAAGTGATGATCGTGGAAACTTTGTTACCATCAAGCGTAAAGTAGATGGTAAGAACGGTCCTAATCTAGCACCTGAACTAGTTGATGCTCAACGTCAGCCAATGTTTAATACATTGATTGGAAATGGCTCGGATGTTAATGTTCTTTATCGTCCCTATGATTGGACTCATAAACAAAAGTCAGGGCGTTCTGCTGACTTACAAAAAGTTCAAGTAGTAAATCTAATTGCTTATGAGTCAGATGATTCAGAAGATTTTGAAGTTCTTGAATCTGGCTATACATCGGATGATGATATTCCTTTTGCATCCTAACTGAAAGGGGGAGGGCTACACTACGTAGCTCTCCCAATTCTATATGACTAAAGATATAACAACACTAGTAGAAGATATCTATAATCTTTTTGATGATGAAACTGTACCTGACATAGATGTAGTAACTGAACATGTTAATACATTCTGTCTTGAAGTTGGTAAACAATTAGTTTCTTCTTTGTTTGAAGATAGAAAAAAAGATAACAACTTAAGGTTGTCAGCTATAGGTAAACCAAACAGACAGCTATGGTATAAAGTAAATTCAATAGAAAAATCTGAACCTCTTCAACCTTCCACAAAAATTAAATTTTTATATGGTCACATACTAGAAGAACTTCTTTTGTTTTTCACAAAGGTATCAGGACATACTGTCGAAGGTACTCAAAAAGAATTAGATATTTCTGGTGTCAAAGGACATCAAGATGCTATCATTGATGGTGTCCTAGTCGATTGTAAGAGTGCCTCGGGAAGAGGCTTTGAGAAATTTAAATATAATAAAGTAGTAGAGGATGATCCCTTTGGATACATCCCTCAAATATCAGCATATGCTGAAGCCAATGGCTTAGATAAAGCTGCCTTCTTAGCTATAGATAAATCAACAGGTGAGATATGTTTAACTCCCGTACATTCGTTGGAGATGATCAATGCTAAAGATCGTGTGGATTACCTTAAAAAAATGGTGGTGTCTCCTGATATGCCTGACAGGTGTTATTCCGATATACCTGATGGTAAGTCTGGCAACCATAAGCTTGCTGTTGGTTGTGTTTATTGTGACTATAAGCAGTCCTGTTGGAGTGACGCTAATGGTGGTAAAGGATTACGTGTGTTTAACTATTCACAGAATAAAAGATATCTTACACAGGTAGGAAGAGAACCTGATGTTGAAGAAGTAAACTTATAAATAGAAATGCATTGGAAACATACTAAAAAAAACATACCAGATCCTGATAAATATTTTGGATTTGTCTATAAGATAACAAATAAAAAAACAAATAAATCTTATATAGGTTGTAAGCAATACACAATGAAACGCAATGGTAAAAAGGTTGCGTCTAACTGGAAAGAATATATGGGATCTTCTAAAGATTTATTAGAAGATATAAAAAAAGAAAGTAAAAAGAATTTCTCATTCGAACTTATAGATCAGTATGAAAATAAAAGAACGATGAAGTATTATGAACTTCACTATCAAATAAAGTTAGGCGTTCTTACGAAAATGGTTGACGACACTGATGAGTTTGCGTACTATAATAAATATGTTGGTGGTCGTTTCACAAGACCGATAAAAGGAGCAGCTGATATGGAGGAAATTGATAAGGAAAAACAAATACTTAATAAACAAGTAGGTAGTTTAAAGAATCAACTCTATAGATCTCAAAAAAGGATAGAAGTTTTGACAAAGGATTTAGAGAAGGCATCGGGAATGGCAATAGATAAATCTTGGGAATCCCTAAAGCAAACTAATGTAATAGACTTTGAAGCTTACAAAAAGAAATTTAAAACAAACAGAGAAGAGTATCATGCACTACATGACTTCATGATCGAGTGTGGTTATGATCCTATGGATTCAGATGATGTCTCTCAATTCTGGAGTGATGTTGAAGAAGGCAGTTCGGGGTATGACCAATAAAAATCTTTGGGAAAAGGAAAGAAAGCAGTTGTTTAAAGAATTAACATCTCGCTATCAAGAAGAAGGTTACGATGTTAAAACTGCTAAGCGTTTTGCTAAAGAAGAAATAGAAGAAATAATGTCTGATCAAAATGATTTTATTGCTAACATCCAAAATGATATTGAAGAATATAATTAGTGTCAGCACCCCCCCTCTTTGCGGGGGCGCTGCCACATGAAAAATATTTGGAATTTAGTTTTGTCTCGAAAACAAAAAGAAATTATTTTAGAATCTTTTCAAACATCTAGGGAAGCTGTAACTGCTCTTAAATATCGTTATATTTTATGGAATCATCTTGGTGCTAATCCAGAGTTTTCATATAGCATTAAAAAAGTTTCTTTAAAATGAAAAAGATACTCTCAGTTTTTAAAAGAAAAGGAAGGCAGTCCCCTGTAGTTGAGTATGATGATACATTTTTTACTATGGAAAAGATCGATCAAATAGAATTTCTAGAACTTATAGGAAAGGAGATAGAGGCAGTCAGAAAAAAGATTTGCAATGATATGTTTGAACTTAGCAAAGGAAAGCTATAATGCAAGAAGGCTGGCTAAATAGAGGCCCGTGTCCTCAATGCGGAGCTAGTAAAGCGAATGTCCAACACTCAGATGGTCATTCGTTTTGTTTTAGTTGTGAAAGTCGTTTCTCTAATACACTGGATATTAATATGCAAACTATTCCTAAAGAAAATAAAGTAAAGTATTTAGCACAAAGTTCACCTTTAAAAACTGATGGTTATAGCGATGCAATTCCAAGCAGAGCTATAACTTTAAAGACTACAAAAGTATACAATACATTTGTAGCATCTAAGAATTCTGATACAGAACAAAGCCATCACATATATAAATATATGGATAGTAATGGTGATCATGTTGCTAGCAAAGTTAGAACAGTAAAGGATAAAGAGTTTTGGATAGAAGGGGATATATCTAAAGCTGTTTTGTTTGGTCAGGATTCCTTTTCTAAGGGAGGTAAGTATGTAACTCTTTGTGAGGGAGAGTTAGATGCAATGAGTGCTTATGAAATGCTAGGTTCAAAATGGCCTGTTGTTTCAATTAAAAATGGATGTAAGTCGGCAGTTAATAATTGTAAACAAGCATTTGATTTTCTTGATAGCTTTGAAAAGATAGTTGTTTGTTTTGATAATGATGCACAAGGTAAAGAAGCAGCTATACAAGTAGCTCAACTATTTGAACCAAACAAATGTCGAATTGTTTCTTTAGATCTTAAAGATCCTAATGAATACATTATGATAAATCAAAGAGAAAGGTTTACTAAAACATGGTGGGCAGCAGAATCTTATACTCCCGCTGGTATTATTAATCTTGATTCTTTAGGAGATTCTTTATACGAAGAAAACTTTTGCTATAGTTGTCCCTATCCATGGGAAGGTTTGAATAAGAAAACATATGGTATGCGTACTGGTGAGTTAGTTTGCTTTACATCAGGCGCTGGTATGGGTAAGTCGAGTATCATGAGAGAACTTATGCACCATATTCTTAATAATACAGAAGATAATATAGGTGTGTTAGCTCTTGAAGAGAGTGTTCGCAATACAATATTTAATATAATGTCTGTTGAGGCTAACGCTCGTCTCTATATTAAGGAAGTCAGAGATCAATTTGATAAAGAACAATTAAAAGATTGGCAGAAAAAGACTATAGGTACTAAAAGATTTTTTGCCTTTGATCATTTTGGAAGTATAAGTAACGATGAGATATTAGATCGTATACGTTTTATGGCAAAGGCTTTAGATGCTAAATGGATATTTCTAGATCACCTTAGTATCCTTGTGTCAGGCCAAGAAGATAATGTAGATGAAAGAAAATCAATTGATATCCTGATGACTAAGCTTCGTTCTCTTGTTGAGGAGACAGGGATATCTTTGTTGCTTGTAAGCCATCTAAGGAGACCGTCAGGTGATAGAGGTCATGAAGATGGTAGAGAAGTTTCCTTGTCCCATCTCCGTGGTTCAGCAAGCATTGCACATCTTAGTGATAGTGTCATAGCACTTGAAAGAAATCAGCAAGCAGATAATGAATTTGAAGCTAACACTACTACAATAAGAATATTAAAGAATAGATATACAGGAGATACTGGGGTAGCTACTTACTTGCATTACGATAATGAAACTGGTAGAATGACAGAAGTTGACTCTATAAACGAAGAGGATGAAGATGAATACGACCAAACGCTTTGATAGAGCTTTGTATAATCAAGCAGATACTGCTGCTAAAGATGCTATAATAGAATGGCTTCGTAAAAAAGATTATATAAATATAAATGATAAAGAAACAATGTCCTTTGATATTGTGTGTAATCGTGTGCAAGATACAGATGATGAACCTATCAAGTACTTTTTTGAGGTTGAGATAAAATATTCATGGAAGGGTGAATGGCCTGAAGACTGGGAAGAAATACGTATCCCCTATCGTAAACATAAGTTAATAGATAGGTGGGTAAATCAATTTATATATGATGATCTAACATTTGTAATTTTTAGAAATGACTGTAAACAGGCATGGTTTATACCCGGAGATGTCGTATCTAAAGGTAAGGTTAAAGAAGTATCTAATCGAAATGTCAGTAAGGGTGAAAAGTTTTATCATATAAATACTAAGGATGCCGATTTAGTAGACATGTAATGAAAGCTATTATAGATATTGAAACAGACTCACTCAATGCAACAACAATTCATTGTATTGTTTCAAAAGATTATGATACTGGAGAAATTAAAACATGGGTACTTGAAGAATGTAAAGATTTTGTGGAGTGGTCTAAGAAAGTAGATCAATTCATAATGCATAATGGCGTATCATTCGATGCGCCGTTTCTTAATAAAATATTAGGTTGTTGTATTAAGGTTGCTCAGGTTAGAGATACTTTACTGGAGTCACAACTTTTCAACCCTGTAAGAGAGGGTGGACATTCCCTAGAATCATGGGGAAAACGTTTAGGTTATACCAAAGGAGACTTTAATGAATTCAAATACTACAGTGAAGAAATGTTGGAGTATTGTATCCGTGATGCGGAACTTACTTGGAAGCTTGCTCATCACTTGGAAAAAGAAGGGAAAAATTTCTCAAATAAATCTGTAAGACTTGAACATAATATAAGAGCTATACTAAATCAACAACAAAATAATGGGTTTGCTTTTAAGATACGTGAGGCAACTATATTACTATCGAAACTAGAACAAGAAGAAAGGCAATTAGAAAAAGACGCACAGGATATCTTCCCACCAATCCCACTTAAACTAAAAACAAAAGTTAAATATATTCCTTTTAACATCGCTAGTCGAAAACAAATTGCTGAACGTCTTATAGAAAAAGGTTGGGAACCTAAGATGTTCACAGAAAAAGAAAACATAATTGTCAATGAAAAAACTTTAGCTACTTGTGATCTACCAGAAGCTAAGATGTTTAGTAGATTCTTCTTACTGCAAAAACGAACAGGTCTATTAAAGTCATGGATAAAAGCATGTAATGAAGATGATAGAGTAAGAGGAAGAGTACTTACATTAAAAACTATTACGGGCAGAATGGCACACCATAGTCCTAACATGGCACAAGTACCTGCTATCTATAGTCCTTATGGAAAAGAATGTAGAGATCTGTGGACTGTTAGTAATCCTGAAACACATTCTTTAGTAGGTACAGATGCATCAAGCTTAGAACTACGCTGTCTGGCACATATGATGAAGGATAAAAACTATATACAAGAAATATTAACTGGTGATATTCACTTAGCAAATATGAAACTTGCAGGATTGGAAAATAGAGATCAAGCAAAAACATTTATCTTTGCATTTTTATATGGGGCTGGTCCTGCTAAAATTGGTAGTATTGTAGATGCTGGGGCAGAAGAAGGTACAGAACTAATTGATAGATTCTTAGATAGATTGCCTGCACTAAAAGGTTTACGTACTAGGAAACAAAAAGAAGCATCTAATGGTTGGATAAAAGGACTTGATGGGCGTCATTTAAAAATAAGATCCCAACATGCCGTTTTAAATACTTGTATTCAAGGGGCAGGTGCCGTAGTATGTAAGCAATGGCTTATATGTATTACAAAAAAAGTACAACACTCTGGAATAGATTCTAAATTAGTAGCCTCCATACACGATGAGTATCAATTTGAAGTTAGTAACAAAGATATCATTCGTTTCTGTGCCATAACTAAAGAAGCTATCCAAGAAACAACACGGATACTTAATATGAAATGTGATTTAGATTGTGATTATAAAGTAGGAAAAACATGGGCGATGACACACTAAAAGATAATAGATATAAAAAACTTTATGTTTCAATTATCTTTCAAGCATTAATGGATTTAACAAAACTTAATACTTCCATAACAGATACAAGTATTTCTATTGCGAGATCTTCTGCATACTCTTGGTTCTTTACAACGATAGGAGTGACTGCAAAAGACTTTGAAGAAATCTGTGACAATGCTGGACTAGAGCCTACGTTTATTAGAAACTTTGCTTATGAAGTTATGGATTCAGGAGAAGATAAAGATGTTAAAAAAAGAATCACTCAATTCTTTAGTGAGTGAGAATATGCATGATTTTGTTATGAGAAAAAATAAAGAAGTTACTAAACAGAAAGCTTTAGATAGACAAGTGGGTGGTAAACATTATAAACACTGTGGCATACAGCCTGTAGAATATATCAAGGCCAATAACTTAGACTACCTTGAGGGTAATATTGTTAAATATATTACAAGGCATCGTACAAAGTCACAAGGTCGGGAAGATATAGAAAAAGTAATACATTACGCACAGTTTATTTTAGAATTTGATTATCCAGAGGGGGAATAGAATGTCACAGTTTAGATCTAACGAAAATCCAATGTTTCGTTCGAAGTTTAGTGAAGATATATTTAAACATAAGTACGCACATCATGGTTGCGAGACATGGGATTCCTTGGCATCGGTCCTTGTTGAGGATGTCTGTCAAGATTTAATGACAGAGGATGAAAAGAATCACCTTAAGTGTCTTATCACAGATCTAAAATTTATTCCGGGAGGACGTTATTTATATTATGCTGGCCGCCC